AGAAGCGCCCATTGCATCTACTGGCAGCAACACGCTTGCCGAGATAGATATGCTTGCCAATCTGTCGGGGTCAGCGGGTCGTAAATTGGAAATGCAACAACGTCGCGTAGCGGAAAAACGTGGCGGCGCTATTACTAAAACTGCGGAACTTGCTACAGGCGTTATGCAATCCGCAGATGACGAGTTAGTTAATCTTGCTAAACGCCAAGCAGATGCGGCAGGGCCGCTCTACGACAAATTGCGAACAGTTACTTTTCCGATTGACGAGGAATTGCAAAGCATTCTTGGTCGCGCACGACTTGACCTTGGTGCAGCACAGCGCACAGCGACTCGGCGCGGTGAGACACAAGTGGCGTTGCGTCAGTTAAAGCAGGGCGATCAATTGCCGTTTGCTGCCGCCGATCAACTTAAGCGCAGTTTATGGGATAAAGCAAAAACGGCTCGTCGTAAAGGCGCAAATAATGAAGCCGCTGACCTTGACCAATTGCGGTTGGATTTGGTCAAGAAATTAGATTCGTTGTCGCCAGATTATGCAAAAGCCCGCGAAACATTTGCAGGGTTTGGAGAGTTAGAAACAGCGGTTGAGTTAGGACAATCTTCTTTGTCAGAAACGGCAGAATCGTTGTCCAAATTAACCAAAGAAATGACGCCATCTGAATTGGAGGCGTTTCGCGTTGGCGCGGTAGATTCGCTGCGACAAGTTGCGGGATCGCAACCGGGGCAAACTCGTTTGCTAAATATGTACAAAGAGCCAGAGCTTAAAGGCAAGCTCCGAGCCATATTCGGCAACGATTTCCGTAAATTCCAGCGCATGATTTTGTCGCAGGAAGAACTAAAGAAATTGGAGCGTGTGGGCGGCGGTTCCCAGACGTTTAAGCGTTTAGCGCAAGCACAAGATCAAAAAGACACATTTGATTTAGTGCAAGCATCGCAAGCGGCAACTAATCCTGTTGGTTTTGTTCAAGGATTGCAGCAAAAAGCGACGCAATACGGGATGCCAGAACAGCAACGCAACAAGTTGGCGCAATTGCTAATGCTGCGCGACCAACCGGCGCAAGATGAACTGCGAAATATGCAGGAATATATGCGCCGCCGCGCTATGGGTCAGGCATTAGGTCGGCAAACGTCAGGCCGTATCGGCGCGTTTGGCGCAGGCCAAGAATAGGAGTAAGCACAGATGAGTTTTAACGGCAGCGGTACATTTCTCATCAACTCAACGGGGCAGCCCGTTGTCGCCAACACCGTCATCTCGGCCACGGTATTTAACGCCCTGACGGCAGACCTTGCCTCGGGCTTGACGAACTGCATTACAAAAGACGGTCAGTCCACGCCCACGGCTAACATCCCGATGGGCAACAACAAGGTCACGGGCTTGGCAATTGGCACGTTGGTGAACGATGCCGCCACCCTCGGGCAAGTGCAGTCTACTGCCGCCAAACTAATTTCCATTTCTGGCACCGACACGATTACCGGCACGATGTCGCCCACCCTGACCGCCTACGCGGCAGGTCAGTTGTTCTACTTTGTGGCGGGCGGCGCTAACACGGGCGCTGTGACGCTAAACGTGGACGGCTTGGGGTCAAGAGCCGTTACCCGCGACGGCAGCACGGCGCTTGCTGCTGGCGACATCAACTCGGGCGAGATGGTCGTCGTTATCTACGACGGCACCCGCTTCCAGATGATCAATGCCGCCAACTCGTTCGGCAACACGACGATCAACGGCACCTTGACGGTTACGGGCAACACCACCCTCGGTGCCAACGTATCCATCGCCTCGGCGCTTGCGGTAGGCGGTAAGGCTGACCTGCCCAACGTCTCTGCTGCGTTGATGGTGGCAGCGGTTGGCATCATCACGGACTTGCGCGCATCGGGCGCTTCTATCTCGTCGGCCAACGTCGGCACGGCGATTGTTACCAATCTCACGGCCACGGGCGCATCTGTCGCCTCGGTCAACGCCAATGTGGCGCTACTCACCACAGCCACCGTCACAAACTTAACGGCGACCGGCGCATCTATCGCTTCAGCCAACATCGGAACGCTGACCCTTTCGGGCATCTCGGTCGCCTCGGCCAACTTTGGCGTTGCGGTCGTCACCGATCTGCGCGTGGATGGCGCATCCATCACCTCGGCAAACGTCGGCACAGCCGTTATCACAACCGGCACCGTCACCAATTTGACGGCAACGGGAGCGTCGGTCACCTCGGCCAACCTTGGCACGGCTGTCATTACCAACGGCACCGTCACAACCCTGACCGCCACCTCGGCATCGGTCGCGTCGGTCAACGCTGCTGTGGCGCTTGTCACCACAGGCACGGTCACGAACCTGACCAGCACCGCCGCCTCTATTGCCTCGGCTAACCTTGGCACGGCGGTTATCACGACGCTGACGGCCACAGGGGCGTCGGTAGCCTCTGCCAATGTCGGCGTAGCGGCTACGACCACGCTGACGGCTGTGCAAGCCTCCATCGGCTCTGCCAACTTGCTGACCGCTCGCTTCTTGGGCGCAACGTCAGGCTATGTCGGCGTACAAGCCGCCACGAACGCAGGCAGCACGACTTACACGCTCCCCTCGGCTGACGGTACGAGCGGGCAAGTGCTGTCCACCAACGGCACCGGCACCCTGTCGTGGACGTCGGCAGGCGGTGGCGGTACGGGCGATGTCGTCGGCCCAGCCTCGGCTACCGATAACGCCATTGCTCGGTTTGACCTGACCACCGGCAAACTGATTCAAAACAGCAGCGTCATCGTAGACGACAGCGGCAGCATCACAGGTGTTGCGTCCCTTGCGGCGGTAACGGCGTCCATTACGTCTGCGAACGCGGGTACTGCCACGATCACCACCGGCAACCTCACGTTCTCCAGCACCGCCCAGCGCATCACGGGCGACTTTAGTAATGCGACGATTGCTAATCGGTTACTGTTTCAAACCAGTACGACAAATGGAGGAACTGGGCTTGGCGCAATTCCAAATGGAACGGGGACAACCGCATCGTTTGGCGCATTTAATACGTCAGACCCAGCCAATACATCTTTAATAAACTTAATTGCTACCTCTACAGAAGTAGGTTTAAGAAACGCCATCACCGGCACCGGCTCTTACCTTCCGATGATCTTCTACACCGGAGGCAGCGAGAGGGTCAGGATAGATACAACCGGCGCTATTGGTTTAAGCGGTGCCAACTACGGCACCTCTGGGCAAGTGTTGACGAGCAACGGTTCTAGCGCGGCTCCGACATGGCAATCCGCAAGCGGCGGTAGTTTGCCGCCTGTTACCGTAACGTCGTCCACATCGGTTTCTGCTACGGCAAACAATCACTACGTTTTGACGGCAGTAACCGCAGCAACCGTGACGCTCCCCGCATCGCCAACTATCAGCGACACGATTTACATTACCGTCGCCAATGGCTTGACAACCAACGTCGTGGCTCGCAACACCAAAAACATACAAGGGCTTGCAGAGGATTTAACCCTCAACACCCCGTATGCTTCTGTGCAGCTTCGTTATTCAGACGCAACTGAAGGATGGGTATTCGCATGAGTTTCTTCACGCAATTTACTGCCAACTCTGACAATTTTCCGGTTCTTACAAGCTATTTTAGTTCGTCAGGAACTTATGTTGCTCCCGCGTCTGGATGGGCAATCTTTTTAGTTGTTGGAGGCGGTGGCGGCGGCGCTGCTTTGGCGCAATCATCAGCGGCTACGCGATCATTTGCCTCTGGCGGTGGCGCAGGGGGGCTTGCGGTCAAAAGAGCTTACGTTACGTCAGGAACATCTTTCACCGTAACAGTTGGAGCTGGTGGCGCTGGCGGCACTTCAACAGGATCGTCGTCAAACGGAACTGCTGGCGGCAATTCATCAGTATCTGGTACTGGCATCACAACAATCACCGCAAATGGTGGCAGCGGTGGAGGTGCTACAGACTCAACGGCTGGCGTTGGTGGTGGCGCAGGTGGTTCAGCAAGTAACGGTGACTTTAATTTTACTGGTGGCGCTGGCGGCGCCATTGGAGCAAACAGCAATAACCGGCCAATCGCAACTGGAGGCGGTTCGGTGGGGGTGCGTGGAACTGGTTTTGCTGGCGGCGCTACAAACTCGGATAACATTAAACAAGCCACGGGCGGTGGCGGCATTGGCGGCGCTGGTGGCGCAACGTCAAACGCTTCTGGCGGCGCAAGCGGTGGCGGTGGCGCATTAGGTGCAGGCTCCGCAACAACTACAAGCGGCGGCGGTGGTGCTGGCTGGAGTGTTTTTGATGTGAACTTGCAAATGGCAACATTGCCGCTTGTTCCCGGCTTTACTTTTCAAGGAAATGGAACTGGTGGCAGCGGAAACACAGGCGGCAACGCTACCGCAGGGGGTAATGGCGGCGGCGGCGGCGGTTCAGAGTCAGGCGAATCCGCTGCTGGTGGTTTTTTTGCTGGCGGTGGCGGCGGAGCGCGAGACGGCGGTAACGCCACATCAGGCGGCGCAGGCGGGCGTGGTGCAGGCGGTGGTGGTGTTGCCGTTATTGGTGGCGCAACTTCTCGCTCTGGCGGTGCTGGCGGTAGCGGGTTGGTCGTGGTTCTGTTCCAAGGAGTTTAATCATGATTTACGAAATACTGGATGACGCGGGCGACGTCATTAACCGCATTATCGCTGACGAAGCGTTTGTGGAAGCAAACTACTCCGGCCATTATCGCTTGGTTGGCCCAGAGCCGACCCAGTATGTAGCGCCCGTCATTACTAAAGTTGCTTTCCGTTTTCGTTTTACGGACACGGAATATGTCGGCATCCTAAACGCTGCTAAAACTGACGTTGAAGTTGCGGCATGGGTTGAGACGTTCAACATGGTCACGCAAATCAACCTTGACGATCAACGCACCAAAGATGGCGTTGCCAACTTGGTAAGCAAGACGTTGCTGACGCAAGAGCGTGGCAATGAAATTTTGACTGCCCCGGTTCAGCCGGGCGAGCGTCCGTAAGGGGTAAGCGATGACGACTGTGCAAGAACTTGAAGTGACCGTAACGAGCCACATTGACGTTTGTGCGGTGCGATACGAAGCCATTAACGCTCGTCTGAAGCGCCTTGAGCAACTGGTTCTGAAAGTTGGCGGTGCCATCATCATCGTATTGCTCGGCGCGCTTGGCAGCATGGGAATGTTGCTCCTTGAGGCTGTTCAAAAATGACCGAACCTACCGACATCCAACTGCTGAAGGTTCAGATACAAGCCGAATTGCAGCGCCTAGAGGCGCACAGCAGCGCCAAGGATGTCGCGGGCAAGGCTATCGGCAAAGACGGCCTTAAATACATTACAGCCATTGTGGTGATTGGTGTGTTGTCTAGCCTTGCGCTAGATTCGGACAAGATCGCTGCCGTGATGGGGCTGCTTGGTGCCTCGCTGACCGCCCTTATCTCCATGTTGGCGTCCATTGCTGGCACCGTGGAGAAGGAAGAAAAGCCCGAGTTTGAGGTAATCAAGGAATTGATCGCCAAACTAGACCGACTTGACCGCAAAGAGCAGCCGATGCGCGTGGACGTAGAGGGCGACCATGTGACCGTTACCAAAGGTGACGATGTAGTGAGGGCTTCCAAATGATGACCATGATCAGCACGTTTCTGTCGTTCCTTGCGGGCGGTTTGCCCAAGATTCTGCAAATCTTCCAAGACCGGCAGGACAAGAAGCATGAGCTTGCGTTGGTTGCCGCACAGAAGGAGCGTGAACTTGCCCTCGCTGAACGCGGCTTTATCGCGCAGGCACGGGTTGAGGAAATCAAGCTGGAGCAAATCCAGACGCAGACCGCTGCCGAGGAGCGTCAGGCGCTCTATAGCCACGACGTAGAGATTGGCAAAGGTGCAAGCCAATGGATGATTAACCTACGCGCCTCGGTGCGCCCGGTGGTTACCTACATCTTTGTGCTAGAGCTAGTCATCATCAACATCGCTGGAATGTGGTACGCATGGAACCAAAGCGTACCGTTTGCGATTGCGCTGGAAAACGTGTTTTCCGAGGATGAAATGGCAATTCTTGCCAGCATCATTGCCTTTCATTTTGGTGGTCGCGCCTTTAGCCAGAAATGAAGGTCAGTCCCGAGCTAATAAAGCTCGTAAAACATCATGAGGGCGTAAGGATGCGCCCTTATCGGTGTCCGGCTCTGCTATGGACGGTCGGAGTCGGACACGTTATTGACCCCTCACACGCGGCGGTGAAGTATGAGGATCGGAAGAACCTACCGATACCCGATGGCTGGGATCGCAGCCTCACGATGGGAGAGGTGGACGCTATCCTTGCTCAAAACCTTGGCCGGTTTGAGCGCGGCGTGGCCCGACTTTGCCCTGCTGCTGTTAATAGCCAAGGGCAATTTGATGCTCTGGTGAGTTTTGCCTTTAACGTCGGCCTTGGGAACCTCCAGCGCAGCAGCATACGGATGCGCTACAACCGAGGGGACATAGAGGGCGCTGCTGACGCCTTCCTGATGTGGACAAAGGCGGCAGGGCGCGTATTGCCGGGTCTGGTTAAGCGCCGTCAGGACGAGCGCGCAATGTTTTTAGCTCATCTTGGATTGTCTTGATTTCCAGCGCCAAGATCGTCGCCTCTACGGCCAACCCTGCCTGCCGTACCGCCGCCAGCGCCTGCTCAACCTTGACCTGCTGGCTAAACTTCCACGGCATTCGCGCCATCTCGTCGCGCCACGCCCCCGGTGGGGATTCGTTATCTATCAAAAGTAATCCCTTCCGCCTCTGGATGCCCGCCACTCGGGATTAGGGACGCTTGACCACTCTCGGTTAGCCTCGGCGCTACGTTGCTGCCAGAACCGCCATAAAGCCCTTATAAGCCGTTTCACGGTAGTGCCTCCACGCTGTAGTTATCAGAGGGGGAGCGCCAATCCCTCGGCACTTCCCCTCCGATCCAACTCGGGTCAACCCACAACAACCGATTGTTAGGGTAGGCAATCCATTGCCCCGAGTCTAAAGCGATGATGTGGTGGTCTTTGCTCTGGTCAGGCACCTCGCTCCAACCGCCATCACACCAGAATACGGTCATCAAGTATGTGCCGGGGCGCTGCACCCCGTCACGCCCTATCGCCTTGACGCGGTGGTTACGTAGGAACTGCACCTCCTTGACCTGACAGTTGCGGCTAAAGCTATCCCACCACACAGTCAGTTGTAACGCCATTTCCGGGCAGGGTTTACTGCACAGCGCGTGAATCGGGATACGCGCCCATTGTGCGCCTGACTCCAACATGATTTGGAACATGGGGGCGCGCATTACTTCACTACGAAATCCAAAGACCGTACATAGCGTGAATTCACCTTTGCCCTTCTCATGGTCGTGCAGGAACTCGTTACGCACGTACGCGGTGAGATAAGGCGTGTCAGCCCAGAAGTTCATACCAACCCCTCTTTGTGCAACTGCATGATGGTGCGAGCCATGCCGTCGTATAGCGCTAGGCGTAACTCGTCGCGTGACAGTCCGCTTTTGTGCGTCCTGCCGTCTACCTCGTCGTGGCAGCTAGAACAGCACCACGCACCGAGCAGATCGGGTGACTTTAGTCCCATGCCTGACACCCCTGCTACGCGCAGATGTGCAAGCACGACCGTTTCGGAGTTGAAGTTACAGACGCCCGGTATACGCACCGTGCATCCACGCCCTCGGGCTTCTTTACGCAGCATAGATCGGCTCCGGTAACGGCCCGATGCCAAGCTCTATCAGCCTGTTCTCAATGCCGTGTAAGTATTCGGTGAATTCTTGTTTAGTCATGCGTGAGGTGCGCTTGAGTGGTCGCAGACGCTTCTTGCCAAGCCCTGTGAGCGTTTCCCAGCCGAATATCTCACCAAGGAAATACTCATGCAGGTCATCGCGTGTCCAGCCCTGTAACGCCTCTCCACCCGCCTCCATGATCATTGGGTAAACCACGCCCCAGAGGTAGGCCAGCTGCTGTGAGGTTTTGGGCTTCTTCCACTCGGCCACCTCTACCGCCCACACCTTGCTCGGGTCTAGCCCTTGCGTCATGCGGATAACGGCAGCCGCCATCTGCTCGGGTGTAGTGCCTTTGGGGAAAATGCGTTTCATGTATACGCTTTCCACTCCTCGGCGTACTCAACATCTTGATACCCCGGAAACCACGGCCCGCCACGGGTCATGTGTACGCACACCGGGTCAGGTTCGTTAGCCTTGGTGTGCCAGCCTTCAAGGTAGTTAAAGGTCATGGGTAGCTCGCCAATTTGATCGTCAGCGCACCACTTAAACTGATGCAGGTACATCCCCGTCTCGCTGTTCACCAACTCTGGCGTGAGGCGTTGCGTTGCCTCATGCTCGCAGTTGATGAACATAAACGACGACCAGTTCTTGCGAGCGTAGGGATGCTGCGCCTTGCCATCCATTTTGACCGTTTCGGTAGGCTTGTAGTCGTGGTGTACGCAAAAGACCGCTTTCGCTTTATCAACATAGCGCCATATCTGCGTCAAATCATGACGCACAAGGAAGTCGCAATCCAGAAACACCGCCCAACCCTTGTACTCACAAAGGTAGGGGACAAGAAACCGGGTAAAACTAAACTGCGTTGACGAAAGCGGATCATCAGGCCGCCAATACAGCCCGACCGAGCGCATATACGCTTGGTCAATCGGCTGGATGTAGATGGGGTTTCGCGCATGGCGCTCAATGGATCGCCGCGCTACCCGATACGCAATGTCCTCACGGCTGTCGTAGCCGATGAAGATGGGGAGTTCCGTCATAATCGTTCCTCAAAGTCTATGTACCGCCACGCTAGATATTCGGGCGCAACGGCGTAAACGTCGTAGTCGTATCCACGCTCCTTGTCGGTGATTTTCCGCACCAACCAATCAGGGAACGTGGTTCGCACATCCACCAGCGCCGCCACGGTTAGGCTCGCGTTGACGATGTAGTAGTAATCGGGGCGAGGATCGGCAGCATCAAACGACTTCTTGGCACAGATAGCGGCTGTCTCAAACGGCCACGCCTCGTACTGGAAATCATGCTTAATGTGTTTCACCTCTATCCGTTTACCCGAGGCATATACGTCGCCCTTATCGGCAAACTCTTTGCGGTCAGCAAAGTCTTTCGCCATACGACGTTTGGGCAACGTCACCGTATGCCCGAGGTTCAATAGGTAAGTCGCCACGACAATCTCTGCCGGGCGACTAGCCCTAAACCGTGCCTCAAAGTCAGAAGGGTGTATCAAGGTCGTCCCAGTTCTTTTCGGTTATCTGCGGCTGCTTGGTCGGCTGGCGCTGCGGTTCGCCAGAACGCGACAGCTTGCCTTCGCCCTTCGCCTCAAACTTGAGCGACAAGTAGGTATCACCCGTTTTCTGGCTCGTTTTCTTCCAGCCCGACACGTTGAAATCCACGTTGTTGATCACGCAAGACCCACGAAAGTCAGGACGTTTGGCGTTCTCGCCCTTGTCGTTCTTGAACAGGACGCCACGCATATTCGGGTCAAACTTATCCACGGTTTTTCCTCTTTCTTTCAAGCCAATTAAGAATGTCTTTTCGGTGCCATACGCTTTTGTTGTAGCTCAACTTTATTGGTTCAGGAAAATTTCCCTTTGCAATAGAGTCGTAAACCCAACTTTTTTTAAACGGGAAAGTTGCTTCTAAATCTTTAATTGTTAACAAAATTGGCATTTCTTTTTCATCAGGCACGGTTCTGCTCCTTTGCCATTTGGATGTACTTCTTGATTGCTGACCGCTCCTTTGCCGTCAACACATCTGCAACGGCAATGTAGAGGTCATGGTCTGGGTTCAGCGCCTCATGTACCGCCAAAACGGCAAGGGCTATATCTTTTTCCTCGGCGTCTAGGTCAAACGCGTTACGGAACTGCTGCACGAACGAGTCACGCTTGCTCTGGTCAAACTTCTTACCCAGATCGCCACGCGGGTCGTTAGTGAACCGCCCCTGTGCAGCTTCCGCGTCATCGTCAATCTGGGCAAGCCCCACAATCGCTGCGAGGGCGTAGCGACGGGCGTAAGTAATGCCTGATCCCTGCGCTTGTGGGCTTAAGTCTTTTGCAAGCACCGGCAGATCGCTGCGTATCCATTCGCCGCTGCTATGAACCAACGTGGTTGCCAACATGGTTTGGCCGCTTTCCCAATGCACATAAATAGTTTGGATTACCGCAAGGTTGTTAGCGGCTAACTGTTTGCGGCAAGCATCCCAACACGACGCTAGATCGGCGTACTTGGACTTAAAGAACGGGTTGCTGCTGTCTTTCAGCGCCCCCGTAATGTCGGCTTGCGCCTTGGATAACGCGGCGGCCAATGCGCCGATGGTTTCACTCTGCATCTTCTTCTCCTTTCAGTTCATCCAATGCCCGGTTACAGGCTTCAATGCGTTCTTGTTCTTCCAACTGCTGCATCAATTCGTCTTGGTGATGCCACCAAGTCATGTCGTCATCGTGCATGGGAAGCTCGCTCCTCGGCTGCGGTGCAACCGCCGTCCCCGCAGGGATCGCAGGCGGCAGCAATCAGGAACAAAATGACAATGGCTATAAATTGCGGCCAAGGACTTTTCATTCCAAACCCCCGTTGCGGAGCGCATCAAGGGTGGCAATCTCGGTCAACTCAAACTCGTCGTCGGCTGACAGGTCGGTTAGGTCTAACTTGATGTTGTGGTTGAGCGAGGAAGCGTGTTTGTCGTTGTCCAAGTAGATGCCGACAAGGGTGGCGCTTTCTACGAACACGCTGTTGTCCATGTCCTGCGAATACTCAACGTCAACTTCAAACTTGTTGCCAAGGGCGTAGAAGGTGCCGAGGGCTGAATACTTATCCTTGAACATTTCTGTTGCTCCTGTGTTGTGTTTGTCAACGGTTGATAGGATAGTTTCCTTGACACGGCAATGTCAAGCCCCCTATCCTACAAATTATGAAACCACAGCAACTCATCAAGAAATACGGCTCCCAGTACGCTGTTGCCAAGGCTTTTGGGGTTACTCGGGCGGCGGTACAGCAATGGGTTAAGGCGGGCAAAGTGCCAGATGCTCGTCTTTGGCAGTTACAAGCTGGCAAGGTTGCCAAGCCGTGAGGTATGGCAGCGTCTGTAGCGGCATTGAAGCGGCTACGGTGGCATGGCATCCCCTAGGGTGGGAGGCGGCTTGGTATAGCGAAATAGAGCCGTTCCCGTGCGCCGTGCTGAAACATCATTACCCCGCCGTGCCGAACTACGGCGACATGACCAAATACGAGGAATGGCCTGATGAACCAATCAACCTTCTTGTGGGAGGAACCCCCTGCCAGTCTTTCAGCGTCGCAGGATTGCGAAAAGGATTGGCTGACCCGCGTGGCAATCTCATGCTCACCTACGGCGCAATTGCTCGCAGATATAGGCCCGAGTGGTTGGTATGGGAGAACGTCCCCGGTGTCTTGTCGTCTAACGGAGGACGGGATTTTGGAACCTTCCTCGGAATGTTGGCAGAACTCGGGTATGGGTTCGCCTACCGGGTTCTGGACGCTCAATATTTCGGAGTGGCCCAGCGACGCCGCCGTGTGTTCGTTGTCGCAAACGCTAGAAGTTGGCAACGTGCCGCAGCGGTTCTTTTTGAGTCCCACAGCTTGCAGGGGCATCCTGCGCCGAGCCGAGAAGCGCGGCAAGGAACTGCCTCTAGCACTCGCGGAGGCGTTGAACTCTGTGGCCCACTTAACGCAAGAGACTACAAAGACCCCGGCACAGACGGAATGAACCATAACTCTGCCAAGATGGTGCCTGTATCACGCGCTTTCACCACCTCAAGCCTTGCCGAGTACCGAGAGGGCGTAGGTACATTGCGAGCCAATGGCGGCGACCTTGGCGGCGGCAGCGAAACGCTGATCGCCAAAACGCTGACGGCAGGAGCAGGGCAGCGGTATGACTTTGAATCGGACACATTTGCTATTCAAGCAACGGTGATCGGCAGAGACGAACATTCAGGCCCAAACGGTTTAGGTGCTGATGCAACGGGCGCAATGTTTACGCTAACAAAGACTGACATCCACGCTGTTGCACAGCCGATTACCCAATTCGGCAGCATTGCTGGAAGTTTGACCGCACGACACGACAGCAGTCCTTGTGCAGATCGTGGGCAAAATGTGGTCGCCCAACCCGTGGCGTTTGGCGTAGCGGAATCTGATTCAGTTGCACATTGCTTGCGTTCTGGCGCGTCTAAAGCAGATAAACACGAAAGCACAACGTATGTTGCACAAACCGCTATGCAAGTGCGCCGCCTCACGCCTGTAGAGTGCGAGCGGCTGCAAGGCTTCCCCGATGGCTATACCAATATCCCATGGCGTAAATCACCCGAAAGTCCAGACGGCCCACGGTACAAGGCGTTGGGCAATAGCATGGCTGTGCCTGTCATGGCGTGGATCGGTAAACGCATCAAACAGGTCAGCAAACTATGAGCCGTACCGCCTACCACCGTGCGTACTACTACGCCAACTTAGAACGCCGTAGAGCCTCTGCAAGAGCCGCAAGACGTAAGGCGAGGGAATGGCAAGCGGTTATTAGGATTGTCTCTGACGCCGTTACAGAAGCCAGAAACGACAAACCCCCGATTAAGGGGGTTGACGCGGTAGGCTGGCTACCTATACGCTCGGGTTGCAGGTTAAGCGTGGAAGGAAGTCTGACGGGCTGTTCTAGTTCTGTCAACCACCCCACCACGCCGAACTACTCGGGAACTCTGGTCGGGGAAACCACGCGCAGAGTGACCTTAAACCTACACCGGGGCAGCCAGCCTGTAGGTGCGCGGCGTATCGTCGGGAAGCGCAAATGGCAACCGGAGCAATCCGGTGAAAAGTAGCCGACAGCAGGGTGGCTCCGTCAGTCATCTAATCTCTGCACGATCCACGTTAGGCGTAATCCGTCTTAACCGTGCAGAGTTCACCATCAGTCATATAGTCTTAAACCATAGATAGGTAATAACATGGGTGATGAATACATTTACTCTCCGACTGTAAATACTGAAAAGGCCAAACCCAGTCACAACCTAGAACACCAGTTGCACTCCAACGCAGCAACGTGGAATGACTTGGTACGACAATCTCCGCTGAACCGACTACGCTTCTACGACGCACAGTTAGCCAGAGGCATAGAGGTAAACCGTGACAGGGTGGCTGAATTAGTGCGCGAGGCTGGCCCTGCTGCTGTGCTGTCGGATAGGGATGTTATTGGCCTGATACGTCAGCTTTGGGGCGAGAAGGCTGTGGAGAAGTTAAAACGTGCAAATTCCCCCGTTAAACCGAGTCAAGGGTAATCAAATATGGTGGCAAATATGGTTGGGCAGAGCGATCAACGAGGCAAGGAACGAGGAGGGGTACGCCGT